AATGTCATCTTCTGGCAACTTGCTTGGCACTGTTGATCCACTTTTTCCTGTCACTTCAGAGATGCTGAATGACATGTATGGCTTGCCATCTTTTTGTCTACGCCATGCAGCTACACGACGATTGACATGCGGGTCAGTCCAAGGTGCTGTTTTGTCTTGGACATTATACATTGTGCCGCTGTAATCTGGTGCGCCCTCTTTGCCGTTGTCGTTCTTAAACATTACACCGACTTTTTCGTATAGCTCCATAATTGTACGACCATCACGAGTTTGACGAGTAATAACAGCGTACTTGCTATCACGACCTTCGACGTTCATCTTGCCCTGCAAGATCAACTTCATGTCTTCGAATGGTGGGAATGCTACACCGTCATTTATGTTGTCGTATTCTGCCATGCTTTTGGCTCCTTTTGTTTAAGTTTTTGCATGTTTTTGAGAAGGGCTTTGCAACACTTTACCTCTATCATTCTAACACCATTCGGGCTTAGTCCTACAATGTCGCCAATCTCTTTTAGAAGCTTACCTTCTTTTCTTAACTTGAAGATAAGCCAATTTCTTTTACTTAGGTCTGGTGCATTAACCTTTGCGCAATGTGCTTTGTATTCCGCAATTGCCATGCGCATTGCATTTTGCCACAGGTGATACGGAACACCCTTTGTGACAAACTGCGCGTTGCTTTCTCTAGACACTACCAATCGCCTCCGCTGCTCTGCGCTTGGCCTAATGGTGGGCCGCTTGAGCGCGAGGCTTGATTACCATCGTCGTCTTCTGCAGGAAGATTAAGCAATGACATAATGCCATATCGACGAGCGTAGGTAATGGCACTACCCAAACCCTGCATGTCATTCTTGCCGAGTACAAGTGGCACATGAGAAATCATTTCCCAATTAGGATCATCCTCATGCATAAGAACTGTGGTAACGTAGTGACCGTCTTCGTTTGACGCTACCTGTTGGCTAAGAAAGAATCCGTGATTAGCAAGTGGCTGTGTCACTGCTTCAATGCAACCTTCGAGCGTTACATAACGGCTGCGAAAGTGTGGGTTGGTGCCAGTCTTAGCGGGTGGTTGGATATCTAGACGCGCTTTGATTAATAGGCTTAGTATATTTTTACTCATTTCTTTGTTCTCCGAGTTATGCGCAAGGCTCCGCGTTTGTCGCGTTTGATTGTTAGATAGTCACAGTAAACCTCGCGCTCATTATCTGCGACCATATTCTTTAAGTCTTTCTTTGCGTTCTCGAATGTACGGTTTTGTTCGAGACCATTAACGTAAGTGACGGCTGCGTCAACGAACTGGTTGTCGAGCGATGCATCACGTGTGACCATGTTATCAATCTCAATTGAGTTTGTGTTGATGGTGGGGACATCAACAGCAATCGGCTCTTCATCGCGAATAACGTAACCCCAGAAATCTGACACCACCGCCCACATTGAATTGAAATAGTCTTCATCGTAAGAGACATGCGCACTTTCCCATTTACCATTCCCAAAAATTACTGAGAGATAAGCACCCTCACAGTTTGCCAAGCGACAATACAATTGTATCTGTGGCATATAACGAGCGATCTGCTCGTCCATATTGGTAAATGCATTTGTGTGTTTGGCTTCTACGATTGTGCGATGCCCACGAATACCTGCATCGATTGTACCTTTAGCCATTACGCCACTGATCTTCTCGATGAATTCTTTTTGATGGCCAGCAAGCACAATGCCATGCTGTTTCTCAAACCATTTAAGATTGAAGTCTTCAGTAAATACTCCAAGCTGTACGGCTATGTTATCTGATAAGTCTTCGGATTCTGCGCGACCTGTCTTGACTTGCCAGAGATCATACCAATCTCCTTGCATAATCTTGACGCAATCGCTGCCTCCGATGAAGCCTTTGCGATTCATTTTGTTCTCCGTTTTTTTATTTATACTACTGCGTATGTGCAGTTATGTCAAAGCATACTGCTGCTTTGCATGTTCGTGACGTTGCGTCAGATCGGCAACTTTCATTTCATAAAATTCTTTTGAGTATAGTGATTTATACTCATCGAGATACGCTTTGCGATATGGATCAAGGGTTTCTTCAAGAAGCATTCCCATCTTGATCATCAGCGCGGCACGGCGACCCCAAAGATATTCTTCGCCAACAAGTTCGCCGCGTTTGATACGCTCGGCGTTTACTTGCAAGCTATCAGGTCGCCAAGACTTAGCGCGTTCTCTTTGCTCTTCACGATCTTTCTTATAGATTTCGTGGGATGAACGGTTGACGCTTGCTGTCCAAACGTCTTCCGATACAGCTCTTCCTACTGCTTTCATGCTATGCCCTTTTCATTTCTTTGATTCTAAAGAATCCGTTGTACTCTGGATAATCGCTCATAAACATACGAGCATAAAGCGCGATGTAGTCATTACTAATTTTGTACTCATCAACAGAAAATGTTTCGATTGATGTTTCCCAACGGATTCTGTTTGCAATCATCCACGCTGACAATCTGTTGTGACCTCTGCGTATTGCCATGAATGTGAACTTCTTGAATAGTTCATACACTTGGGGGTTGTCTCTGTGGTATTGATTAAACCTCTGTGTCAGGGTTGCCATAGCTGTTCTCCATTAGCTGTTTGAATTGTTCGCCAGTCATTATGACTAGGGTTTGCGGAGTTCCTCTCCGTCTTTTGTAGAAAGCAATATCTCTGCCTTCTAATACTTTGAATGGGCTTGGGAAGTTAGATGTATCACGATACTTAACTTCTCCTACCAGTTTGTGTCCGTCGATGAAGAGGTGGATGTCCCCAGAATACTCGCCTCCCAAGCTTCCTGAGAGGGGGACGCGCTTCGCTTCGATCTTCGCTTTGATTTTGTTGAGCCAATCGACGAACCACTTTTCGTGGTAAGTTCCTTTTGACTTGTTACGGTTTGCCATCTGTCTTCCTCATAGCAATGCAAACAAACATACCAATGCTTTTCCATTGTGCCACGATGCTTGCGTTTGAGTATGGCAACAAACCATTCGGTAACTGTGTCACAAGCTACGCAGTTAATCGTTTGTACTTTTTTCTTTGCCATACATTGCCTTATAAACTTTATAGGCTGTGTCATATCGCAGCTCTGTCGTACCATTGATGGTGCGATAGAAGGTAGATGTTGGCACACCTGCTCTCTTGAATGCAGTCATCAGATCGGTGTCCGTTGACTGCGATATCTTTATAAGTTGATTCATGTAGCTTTCCATACTGCATAAATGCAGTTAAAAATCTATTTCGTCAACCTCAGTTTCACCAGTACCATGACATGCCCAACATTCTTTGGTGTATTCCTCAAGGCTTGGCGGTGTATCTCGAGCGACCCATGGTTCAGGTCGCTCGTATGTTAGAGTGCCATCGCCTAGACATTCTGGGCAATGAGTAATTTCAGTACGGTATTTCATCATCGATTGGTGCAAGGTGTTTGTCCTCCCATGCTTTGATTGCTCGATCCAAAAATTTCTTGCGATTGAATCGAGGATTAGTTTCTTCAAGCGCATCGGCTACAGTAATGTGCGCTTGAGGGGATAGAAGTGGACCAACACGATCCGCTATTAGTATGAAGTCTTTCCGTGTCATAGCTTTACCTTTGCTATTAGTTTCTCACCTTGCTTGCGTATATCATCAAGCTCTTTGAGCATTCCGTTGTACTCTTTGACAACAGCATTGAACTCTTCGATCACCTTTTGTGATGATTCAATCCACTGTTGGATGTCTTCGGCTGCGGCAAGGTTTGCCTCATTGCCATCTGGCCCAAAGTATTCTTCACGAATCTGCGAGACCCAGCCCCACATGATTCCCTCGCCAAGACATTCAGCAACAGACTTGTCTGTTTCTGTGCCTTTGTATCTTTCGTTGTCTGTGTCATAGACATCGTTCAACAGCAACATGATCTCACGTTTCTGAGACTTTGTTGGTTGGCGTAATTCTTGCTTGGTATTTTCTACCATCGGCTTCTCCATTTTTGAAAGGCAATCAGGGCATGTAATAATTTTACCGTTTACTGACCACCCAAGTTTTATTAGTTGCTTATGCACAGTAGACATGTTGCGTATGTTGCCCAGTCTTTTAGTGTTGCGATTGCTGTTACCAAACTTAGCACCAACTCTTGCATGTCCTTTGTGGCAAACGTCACATGTACATGACGCTTGCTCTCCTTTGTATTTGCAGATCATTGATTCGATCATGCGAACTCCCATAGTTTGTTGCGCATTGCTGAAGCTATGGCTGCTTCACGATTGTATCGGGCAACGTGTGGTGTGCGCAGTTCACCAGTGTGCGT